TTCGCGATCCCCGCGTCGTGGAAGGTGTTTCGCGGCTTTGACTGGGGGTATACCAGACCCTTTTCGGTGGGATGGTACGCATTTGACGGGGATGGGCGCATGTACCGTATCCGCGAGCTGTACGGATGCAGCGGCACACCCAATGAAGGGGTGCGCTGGAGTGCTTCACAGCTGGCGCGGCGCATTCGTGAGATCGAGGCGGACGACCCAAATCTGCGCGGCAGATACATTGTCGGCGTGGCAGACCCCGCTATCAGACAAAAGAACGGCGGCGAGAGCATTGCGGAGCTGATGGAACGCGAGGGCGTTTATTGGGATAAGGCGGACAACTCCCGCATTGCGGGCAAGGCACAGATGCATGCGCGGCTTGCTTTTGACGAGAAAGGCATTCCCATGTTTTACGTGTTTTCCACCTGCACGCACTTTATCCGTACATTTCCCGAGCTGGTATACGATTCGGCCGACGTGGAGGATATCAATACCGACGGTGAGGATCACATCTACGACGAATGCCGTTACGTGGCCATGGCGCACCCGATCGTTAAGGCAAGCAAAGCAAAAAACGTGGTGCCGTACGTGTACGACCCACTCAAATAAACATAAGGAGAAAATATGACCATAAAAGACATTTTCAAAAAGAAGGAGCAAGAGCGTCCCGCCATTGGAACACAGGAGATCGCCAAGGCTGCAAGGATCTTGCGCGACTGGCGTGCCGCCAAGCGTCCCTTGGATTCGAGAATTCAGAGTGACGAGATGTACTGGCAGGGCAGATACGGTAGCGGGGCCCCCGCCGCAGTGCGCGATCTCGGCTGCTCAGCCTGGATGTTCAACAGCATTGCCAACCGACACGCGGATATGATGGACAATATGCCCACCTGCATCTGCTTGCCCAGAGAGCCGGGCGACGAGGGCGAGGCAAATGCACTCTCGCAGATCGTTCCGGTCATTCTGGACCGCTGCGACTTTGACGCGGTGTACTCGGATAACATGTGGTACAAGCTCAAGCACGGCGTCAGCGCATACGGCGTTTTCTGGAACAACGCCTTGGAAAACGGCTTTGGCGATATTGACGTGTGCCGCATTGATATTCAGAATCTGTTTTGGGAGCCCGGTATCAGAAGCATTCAGGACAGCAAGCATTTGTTTTTGCTTGCAGAAATGGATACCGAGCAGCTGGAGCAGACCTATCCCGCATTCCTTGAACGCAACATGCGCGCCGGTGACCCGGAAGGCATTTTCTTTGGCAGCGAGGACGGCAAAACGCTGGTCGTGGACTGGTATTACAAAAAGCGCGTTGGCAGCAAGGACGTGCTGCATTATTGCAAGTTTGCGGACGGCGTTGTGCTGTACGCATCCGAAAATGATCCTGTTTATCGGGAAAGAGGCTGGTACGATCACGGCACGTATCCCGTGGTGCTGGACGTGATGTATCCCGAGGAGGGCACGTGCTACGGCTTTGGTATGATTGCCGTGGCAAAGCAGCCGCAGATCTACATTGACCGCCTGGATGCCAACTTTATGGAATATGCCGACTGGGCAAGCAAGGTGCGCTTTTGGGCCAAAAAGAGTCTGGGTGTCAACCAAGAGGACTTTATGGATCTTGATCAGCGCATCGTGGAGGTTGAAGGCGACATTGAAGAGGAAAAGCTGCAGCAGATCCGTATCGGTACGTTTGACCAAGGCCTTCTGACGCTCAAAAAGCTCAAGATCGATGAACTCAAGGAGACCACAGGCAACCGTGACGTCTCGCAGGGCTCGCTTTCGGGCGGTATTACCGCAGCCACGGCCATCAAGGCACTGCAGGAGGCGGGCAACAAGAACGCCCGCGATGTCATTGCTGCATCCAACCGTGCGTATATCGGCATCGTGCAGCTGATCATCGAGCTGATCCGACAGTTTTATGATCGTGAGCGCACCTTCCGCATCACGCATGAAAACGGTCACGAGTACCTCAAGTATGCCAACCGCGGAATACTGGAGAGTACGGTGTACAGCCAAGATGGGGCGGAGTATATGAAAAAGCCTGTTTTTGATATCAAGGTCAAGGCGCGTGTGGCAAATCCGCTCTCGCAGGAGGCAGCCAACGAGTTTGCCATGTCGCTTTACGAAAAGGGAGCATTTCGTCCCGAGCAGCGGGAGCAGACGCTGATCATGTTGGAGATGATGGACTTTGACGGAATCGGCAAGATCAAGCAGCTGATCAGAGATGGCGGAGGTGCAGCATGATCGAGGCAAACGCTTACCAATGCAATGAAGGGTATTGTCTGGAGGTGATCGGCCATGCAAATTATGCCACGGGCGACGATATCGTATGCGCCGCTGTGTCTGCGCTGGTAGAGTCGCTGGCAGCTTATCTTGAGGAATACGACACCGAATGCTGTGCCGAGGCTGACCTTGCGGATGGGTATGCACTGATCAGTCTGTCCGAGCGTAACGCGGCTTTTGATATGGCTGCATGCGGCCTTGCTGCCATCGCGGACAAATACCCCCAACACGTGATTATGAGGAATTCTTATATATAAGACGCATGCGGCTGCAACAGAGCTGCAAGAAAGGACAAGTATGATGAAAACGGTCGAACAAAACGTAAATTCCATGGCCGACGACGGGATCGTGGTACCAAAGGAGAGTGGTCAAGCGGGCGAAGAAATTCAAAATGGCTCTGACGCCGAGGGCCGCACGGATACGCGCAGGGAATGGGAGGAGCTGATCAACTCCCCGAAATTTCATGCGTTGTATACCAAGCAGATCTCCGACATTGTCAGAAAGAGACTCAAATCGGAGCGGGAAAGCAGCAGAATCTTGCAAAGTGCTGCCGAGATGCTGGGGCTGGAAAGTCCCGGGCAGCTGCCCGAGCGACTGGCAGAGCTGCTGACGCCTGCTGCGCGTGATTGGCAGAAGGAGGCTGCCGCCGTCAAGGAAAAATATCCGGAATTTGACCTTGAGAGTGAAGCTGCAGAGCCTGCCTTTGCACGTCTTCTGGAGGGATTTTCCGCCCATCCCGAGATCTCGCTGACCAGCCTTTACGAGCTGTTCCATCTGGACAGCTTAAAGGAGAATGCCGCAAGACAAGCGGCAGAAAACACCGCCTCGCAGCTGCTGGGAGCCGTTCAGCTTCGCCGGGCAAGACCGCATGAAAACGGACTTGACGGAGCGTTGGCAAGTGGCGCAGGGCGAGCCACCCATCTGACGCGCGCTCAGCGAGCCGTGCTTGCCGAGCGTGCTGCAAAGGGGGAACACATTACATTTTAGAAAGGAACTATTATGAGAGAAAGAATTTTTGATCTGCAGCGCTTTGCTGCAAGTACGAACGTGATGGGTACAGAGGGTACCGTCAATGCCGCTGCGGGCACGACGGTTGCATATACCGCAGGCATGGGTCTTTCCGAAGAGATGAAGACCTACTATTCCGATTATCTGATCGACAACGCTGAGCCCGCGCTGGTTCACGATATGTTTGCGCAGAAGCATCAGATCCCTCAGGGCGGCGGCAAGACCGTGCAGTTCCGCCGCTATAACCCGCTGCCCAAGCTGACCGATCCCATCAAGGAGGGCGTAACGCCCGAAGGGCAGAGCATCAGCATGGAGGTGCTGGAGGCGACCGTTGCGCAGTACGGCGGTTACGTGGAGCTGACCGACCTGCTCATCCTGACCGCCATTGACAACAACCTGTGCATGGCGACCAAGCTGCTTGGCTCTCAGGCCGGCAGAACGCTGGATACCATCACCCGTGAGGTGCTGGCCGGCGGTACCAACGTGCAGTACGGAGAGAATGCCGTTCCTGCCAGATATATGCTTGCGGGCGGTCTTGCGGAGAACAACCACTATCTGACTGTGAATGCAGTGCGCCGCGCGGTCAGATTCCTCAAGAATCAGAATGCGGAAAAGATCAAGGGCTCGTACATTGCCATCGTGCATCCCGACTGCGCGTACGATCTGATGAGCGATCCCAACTGGAAGACTCCCAATCAGTACGCTGATCCTTCCAATATTATGGAGGGCGAGATCGGCAAGATCGAGGGCGTCCGCTTTATCGAATCCAGCGAGGCAAAGGTATTTCATGCAGAGGATCTGGCATCCGACGCACGCGTACTGACTGTCAACTGTGCGGATGGTTATGACGGTGCGAGCGTGATCACCTTCGACGGTGGCAGCGTTGCCGATGGCGAACTGGTTGGCAGATACGTGCTGGTCGGCTCTACCCGTGCATATGTTGGTGCAAATACGGCAGATACGCTGACGCTGTATACCGACAGTACCAAGAGCACCGCTGCAAACGTGACCTGCAGAGATGACGAAGAGATCTATCCCGGTGAGGCAGGTGCTTGGGGACGTGACGTTTATGCAACCATGGTCTTTGGTGAGAATGCGTACGGCACGACCGAGATCACAGGCGGCGGCCTTGAGCTGATCGTCAAGCAGCTTGGCAGCGCAGGCACGGCAGACCCGCTCAATCAGCGCGCTACCGTGGGCTGGAAGGCAACCAAGGTCACAGTGCGTCTGGTGGAGGCATTTATGGTCAGAATCGAGACCGCCTCTACCTTTGACAATCAGGACTGACCGATAAGTAGAAAGGAGACGGTATGAAAGCACAGACCGCCGAACAGGCATACTTGGAAGAATATATCGCCATCAAGCTGTTTCGCGACAACGACCGATACAAGGATGATGTGTACGTGGCGATCAACGGAAAAAACTGCGTCATCAAAAGGGGAGAATGGGTAAAGATCAAGCGCAAATTCGCGCTTGTCCTGGATCAGTCCGAGATCCAGGACACCAAAGCGGCAAGGCTGATGGAGGCTGAGCAGAGCCGCTTTATTGCAAAGAGCAGGGGGATTGGCTGATATGGCAAAAGCGGTGCTTGGAAATAAGGGGCTGGAGAGTGCCGTACGGGCAAAGCCTGTCGG